TTCATTAGGACCTTGGTTCGTTCGCCTGTCGAACAAACAAATGTTGCACGTGGAACAATAATTTTTTATGTTTCACGCACCTCATGCAAGGATGTGTGATCACACGGATAACACCTGCATATGCCGGATAACCAAGGGAATCCATGCAATCACCACGATCCAGCTACACCAGTGCCGACACAGGGCCAACACAGCCTGGATTACCCAGGAATTCACCAGGATTCACCACTGTTCTACTCGCATTAGATAACTCATCTAGTGCTATCTCAATGATATCAATGACTTAGCATCGCGCTCACGCTGAGTCTGGCTGGCTGGCTATCGAAAGACCGGTTATGTCGCCTCTAGAAACCGCTTCACAATCCCCGGTAAAGACCGGTCAGCGTTGTTGTTGTTCGACCTTCACGGTGGGAGTCCAGTCCCCAGGAAACCCCCGGGTACCCCCATGCCACCACCCCGTCCCCATTTATCCCAATCCCCTCCCAAAAGACCCCCCATGGGCACCCAAGGGACCCCCCAGTTTTCCCCTAAAAGAGACCCCCGGGTAGGCCCCAAGGTACCCTACAGACACTGTTGGTTCCACACAACACTGTGCAGACTCTTGTGCAACAGTAAGGGGGTAAGGGGGATTCCTAAGACCAAGGGTTTCCTAAGGACCCTAAGGAACCTAAAGATTATCTCTAAGGTTAATCTTTATTAATAACCCTTATAAATACTCTTTAGATTCTCTAGGTCTTAAGTCTTAAGAACCCAAGGAATCCTTAGTCCTCACTAAAGCCTTATCCAATCCCTATATATTGAATATAGGTCTATCAATATTGGTCTCCCTTAATAGGGACCATAGGTACCCTTTGGGTATCCATTAGAATCCCAAAGACCCCATGGCATTAGAATCAGCAACTTATATCAATGGATTGGTCGCAACTAATCCCCTTGGCTCAGATGCCATTGCATTCGCAGATGATCACCTTAGACTGATTAAGTCGACCCTAAAGAATACCTTCCCTAACATTACTGGTCCTGTCAATCTGACTCAGGATTTCATTAATGGAATGATGCCCATTGGGGCGGTCATTATGTGGGTCGGTGCTACGGTCCCTACAGGATGGGCGTTGTGCAATGGTCAGACGGTGGTCCGTAGTGATGGAGCAGGGAATATCACCACGCCTAATCTGCTTGATCGGTCTGTGGTCGGTGCAGGGAACTCCTATGCCCTGAATAATTCAGGTGGCAATGCCTTCATCAGTTTGTCTCAGGCCCAGATGCCGGTCCATAGCCACAGCGCTACCACGGATAACCCAGGGGACCATAACCACCGGGTCCTTGGGCCTACCTCGGCCGATGGGGACCACCAGCACGGCCTGAATAACCTTGGCTCTGTCCAGGCAGGCTCGGACAATGGCGGTGCCAACGTAAGCGTTAGTACTGGGTTTTCCTCGGGACGCTTCCAGCAACCCACGCAGAATGCTGGTGCCCACACCCATAACATCGACATTGTGTCCCAAGGTGCAGGTAACCACACCCACAATGTAACCGTAGCGAGCGCAGGGTCAGGTGCAGCCATCGACGTACGCAATCCGTACTACGCCCTCTACTACATCATGAAGGTGTAACCACAGATGCCACTCGAATCAGCTAACTACATCTCCCAACTGGTCCCTACGAATCCCCTGAGTACCGATACGGTCTCCCAGGCTGATGATCACCTTCGTACCATCAAACTGGCCCTGAAGAATACCTTCCCCAACCTCGACGCCCCAGTCACGGTCACCCCTGCTCAGTTGAACTCCCCGGTACCCAAGGGAGTCGTTGTGATGTGGTCGGGAACTATCGCCACTATCCCTGCAGGCTATGCGATCTGTGATGGGACCAATGGGACCCCGGACCTCCGTAAGCGGTTCGTCTATGGTGCCAACACCACGGATAACCCTGTGAATGCCACGGGGGGCTCTGCGAGTACCGGGATGGCAGGTAGCCACACCCATACCATCAATGGGACCACTGAGACTCTCAACGTTACCACCACGGCTGTCCAGAGTGGCACAGGGACCACGGTAGCCTCTGCGGTTACTGCGAACTCCCATACGCACTCAGCGAACCTCGTGGGGGATCACCAGCACACCTCGCTCCCTCCGTATCTGGCTCTGGCCTACATCATGAAGGTTTAATCAATGCCAACTCTCCCGCTTCGCAAACTGGGGGCGGTGGGGGTCATCACTGATGCCAACCCGTACGATCTCCCTCCCAATGCCTTCTCAGCTTGCAACAACGTCATCTTTGACGAGAACCGGATTACTCGGTCGCCTGTCTTCAAGCAGTTGTTCAGTCCTATTCGCTCTGCTCTTACGTACGATGCAGCCGCAGGGACCATCGACGCCAACACGAACCCCTACGATTCTGCAGAGGGTGGTAGCTCCCTAACCTCGAGGTTCTTAGGCTCCTACTACCAGCAGAACCTTGGTGGTGTCCCGTTCGTCTGTGACAGGGATGGCACTGTCCGTGCGTACCCCAATGGAACCCTTACGTTCCTCACGCCTAGCTCGAGCACCTTCACCACGGATGCTGTGTGGTCCCATGCGCAGGTAGGCGCCCTGTCGTTCCTGGTTCGTCAGGACACGGTTCCGTACGTCCGCAACATCCTCTCCGATACGACCTATGTTCCCCTCGCTGGTGACTGGACTACCGGGGGTGTGGACTGTGCAGGGGTGACGAGGTCCTTCATGGACTTCTGCATCATGCTGAACATCCGCAAGGGTGTGGGTAACTACAACCCCACGACAGTCAAGTGGTGTAACCCCCTTCAATACGGCACGACTTCCACGGGTGTCCTTTGGGACCCAGGTAACCCTAACTTCGTAGCGGGTGAAAACGTCCTCTCTGAGATGCACTCAGGGATTCGGGATGGTCTCACCTTGGGTAACTCCTTCATCATCTATGGTCAGCTTCAGAACTGGCTCATGGAATACCGTGGGGATGCCTCGGTCTTTGGGTTCCGTAGGCTCCCGTTTGATGGCGGGATCGTCAACACGAACTGCGTGGTTGAAGTCGAAGGCCGACACTACGTCTTCGGGGAGAATGACCTGTACCAGCACGATGGTGTCTCCAAGCAATCCATTGCTGATGGCCGTGTTCGCCGTACGATCTTCAATACCTTGGACCGTACTCGGGTCTCCAAGTGCTTCGTGGTCCATGACTCAGTTGCTAACCTGATCCACTTCTGCTACCCGACGCTTCAGGATTCCGCTGCTTACGTTAAGGCTGACTTCTGCAACCAGTCCGCGATCTACAACTACAAGACTGATACGTGGTCCTTCATGGACTTGCCGAATGTCATCGGGGGTTCCGAGGCTGACGCTACGCTGGCCCAGAACGCTTACTCTGGGGAAACCCAAGGGTACAACCTGTTCAACACCACGTACACGAGCTTCATTGGACCTACGACTCCTCGTATCCCTTTGATGCTCTCGGTGGCCGATCAGTCAGCAGGGGTCACGGATTCTCGAGTCTTCGCTGTCGACTTGCCGTCCGCAGGGCTGATCAACCTCCCGGCTCTCCCTGAGGTTCTCCAGCCTGCCTATGTGGAACGCGTGGGTGTTGACCTGGATTCAGCAGGGTTGCCTACGAGTCTCCGAGGGTACAAGTTGATTCAGTCCATGGTTCCTCAGTGTTCCTTTGAGGATTCCACGGGTACCTTCACGTTCCAGACAGGTTCCTCGGACCTTCCGACTCAGGCTGCGAACTACCGGTCTAACGTGACGTACAACCCATCCACGGATTACAAGCTGGACATGATGGTCGCTGGTCGGTACCTCGCCTACAAGGTGAGCACCGCCTCGATCAGTAACTTCCAGTTCTCCGGTATGGACTTCGACGTCAAGACATTGAGCCGACGATGATCTACACAGTCCCCCTTGAAGCCTACACACGTGCGAGCGTCCCGCCTAATCCCCAGTCGCAGGTCCTCTTCCTTACCGAGGAACTGAAGAAACTGGAACGGGCACTCGCAACGACCCAAGC